GTAAAGCGGCCTGTATGTTCCCGTTCAAAGTTTTCTGCTTGTGGGTGCCTAGCCGATTGGAAATAACGACTCACAACCCGGACAGGGGTGCCTGTTGATACACTAAATTTTCGTCCAAGTGATGCGTATGTTTCACCAGCAATCCAGCATTCAACCATTTCAATATTGCGTATGGCAAGAGCCATTAGGTCATACGATGGTCCCCGGTTTTTGCGTTTTGCAATACAAGCATTTGCAACACCTATAGTTCGGTGTCGGTGAATGTTTACTGAACAAGACCAGTATTCTTTTTTGACGCACTCTATCCTTATTTCTGATTTCTCAATCAAGTCTTTCATGCCGCCTTCCTCCAATTTTCAACCATCACGTCCAGTTCACCAATGAACTTATAGACGGCTGTTTCAATTTCTTGTATGTATTCCTCGTCCCGGCAAATGCGCTTCGTGAAAAGCGGCCGGAATGCGTCTGGATGGTATGAACAAAAGTCGCACCATTGCCGGCCCGTAACCCACAACTGACCATGTACCTGGGCCTTATAGATCGCTGGCAGTTCGTTGTTTTCAAGGTACAAAAGGTGCGTGTCTAGCTTGGGGTTTTTCAGTTCCAGTTGGCCATCTTCATCAATCAGGCCATCGACTGATGCCCCGATACGCTTCGCTTCGTTGAGGAAGCAAACGCCGACCTGTTGAACCTGATTCTTGGTGACGAATGAATAATATAACCGGCTTTCCACTTCACGGTCGGTGCCATCTTGCATCCATTTTGACCTAAAGCCTTCGGTAATGGGATCACCGGTCAAGTTCTCGTTGGCCAATTTTCGCATGTAGGTGGCGCGGGTCAGTGAGGGTGAGCCCTTGGTGCGTCCGTTTGCCATTACGGTTTTGAACATGCTGGACGTAACAACACCACAACGGGACTGAAACCATTCGGGAGATCCCTGTTTGGCGTAATCGAGGATCATGACAATGCCTCGTTGAGTTCGTTATTTATTGTCTGAATGATGTAGTTCTTTATGCTGGTTCGTGCTGTTTTTGGTGCAAACTGCAACATGATTGGGTACATCGTTTCTATATGATGCAAGACTCCAAAAGAGATTCCCTCGCTATCCAGTCCACGGACCTCTGCAATGGTAAATTCAAGGGATTCAATGCGGTCTGCTGCCTTGCCCATTAACTCTGCTCTGTATTTTGGGCTTTCATAATCGTCAGAATTTGCCGCGAGGTGGCGCAATCTGTTTACAAGGTCACTCATTTGCCTGCCTCTCTTTTCTGATCAGCAAGCACCTTCACGGCTTTCGAGTGCATTTTCGCTGGCATCTCCTCGAGTGTTTCGATCTTCAGAAACTTGCAAAACTTCGCTTCATCGTTTTCTCTGGCGCCCGGCAAGGCGACAATAACATCGCGCAAGTTTGCGGCCTGCCTTTCGGTGATGGTCTGAATGGGTTCCGCAGTATTTCCATCATCACTGGTGCTGCCTTCTGCCGACGCGGTTCCGGTGATAGTTTCCAGGGTTGCCAGTTTCAGATAAGTGATCGTTGATTTGATCTGCTGGAGTTCGTTTTTCGCGCCTGATGTATCTACCGGGCCTGAAATGGTTGACTGCTCACTGTGACCGGCAACATGGGAAAGCGTGCAAGTGACAGCAATTTCCGAGGTCTGATCAACCGACCAATGATGTTTTAAACCAAAAGGCGCAAGGGCTCTTGCAATGGTGTTTGACGTATTTTCAAGGCTTGCGTAATTTGATCCATATTGCTTGTTGAATTTGTCTTTGGTGACAACGGGCAAATCTTTGGCAAAACCTGCGAGGGCAAAGAAGTATTGCTTTCTTGCCTCATTCTTTTCATACCGCTCATTCAGATCCATGAGTTTTTCAAGTGTTTCAATTGGCAACCCTTTGTTGATTGCCGCTGAAATCATGCCCGGGTAATCAGGTTGGTTGGACGGCAAGTAGACAAGAGGCTGGGGTGTCTCGCCATTATCTGCCGGATGCTTGGCAGGAATTAAATCTTGTACTGCGTTCTCTGCTATTTCTTTCGTTTTATCGTTCATGATTGTTCCTTTGTGAGTTTGGCTTGTAGTTCTTTGGCGCATTGTATTCGTGTGCATTCAACCAGTTGTCCTGCATCGTCTTGCTTGGACTTTTGATTGCGCCACTTGTCCGGCAACGGAGCTATATCGTCCAGCAGGGATAACAGGAAGGCGCGGTCTTGGTGGGCAAATACTGCCCAAGAATTACCACTGAAGCGAAGCAACTGTTCTTTAGCATGATCATGCCGTTTTTTGATTTCTTCAAAGTTCATTGCGTTTTCCTTCTGATGTTGATTCTGGTTTGGTTGGTGCTGGTTTATTTGAATGCATTATTCTTCAATCTTTATTACAAGCCTCAATTCATCCCGCATTTTCATCATATCTCTGAATTGTTCCAATGATTTGAGGCAGACCTTGTTTGCTTCTGCAACAATAGTCGGCCTGATCTTTTCCTTAAATTCAGTCACCATGTTGTCCATGATCTGCTCAACTATTAACGGTCTGATGGTTTTTTCCAGACCTATTCTCAACAGGCTTATTGCGTTTAGGTCGAATGTTTTATCGTTCATCGCCTTTTCCCGTTCACTGCGCGGATGATGGCGAACAGATCAATCTCATTTATCTGTTGCCGATATATTATTGATTCGATTTTCACTTCTTCTTCCCGGTCAGGGGCGTAGCCATGGCTTCCGTCTTTTCCGGCACCCTGTACCCAGGCGCCATCAATCACTTTTCGTACTGTGCGCTTCTCAGTGATTACTATTGCGTATTCATAGCTCATAATTTATTCCCTCTGCTGTTGCGTAAATTCTGTTGTGCATGTACTATACTAACTCCACCACACAAAAGCAAACCATACAGGAAAAACATGAAACCCAGCAAAAAAGAAACCATCCTGGTCATGGCCCGGGTATTTAAAGCCACGAAAATGACCGGCTACCGGCTTACAAAAAGGCTGTCTGAAATGACCGGCCATGACGTCAGCCATGCATCCATCTACGGCTTTCGTGATGGAAAGCCAGTTCCAGATTTTCTTGTCGTTCCCATGAGCGTACTCACCAAAGGAAAAGTCAAGCCGCACCAAATCAGGCCTGACGTGTTCCCGGCGCCTGGGGAAAAATTGCCCAGGATTGGAAACTTAAATGATTGAATTACCGGATAAGTGGCTTCATGACTGTGGTGAAGATTGGGGTGCGTTTAATTGTGCCAAAGACCTCGAAGCTGCCTTGCCCGTTTGGACCCGTATTACCGAGGATGAATCAACGTGGCCCGAAGACGGACAAAACATTCTTTATAAAACTAAGCGGTTTATTCCACCGGTTGGGACAACATATAGATCCAACGGCAAGGGAATGACGCCACATTACATAGTTGCTTGGCGACCCCTCTGCGACCTTGACACGCCACCGGATGAATTGGAATGATTGATTGGAACATACCTAAGTTATTCTGGACTGAAGAACAACGATACCAGGCATTCAAACAACGTCTGATGGATGAGGTGGTGGCTGAAACAACTAAAATGGTAACAAACAAGCATCCCAACCCTCATTACCCCCTAGTAGACAAACAAAACCCCGGCGGACCGGGGCCTTGAAATACCGTGTTGCGCCGGGCGGCGTTACGGTTTACTATCAATCAAGCAGATGTTGGCTGCTCGATAACAAGATTATACCCCATTATCCGAGAAAGCCAAAACCTGCTGAAAAATAATTCAGAGGATTTGCCGTGGATTTTTTAAGATGCAAGGGATGGAAAGATCGCCAAGGTTATAAAGACGGTCGCCCGATCCACTGGATTAAGCTTCACACAGCCCTCCTGGAAGATTACAAGTTCTCCCAATTATCCGAAATTCAGCAATGCCATGTCATCAAAATATGGGCCTTGGCTGGGAAAACAGGCAACAAACTACCAAATGACGCCAAATGGATTGCGCGTCGAATCAACGCAAAGTCAAAAGTTGAATTAGATCAACTGATTACATTGGGATTTCTTGCTCCGTACGAAACCGTACGAGAGGGTACGAAACCGTACCTAGAGAAGAGGAGAGAAGAGGATATAAAGAGAGTAGAGAAGAAAGAGCCGCGCGCGAGAAAGTCTCGCTTGCCTGCCGACTGGAAAATGTCAGCAAAGCAAAGAGCGTACTGCACAAAGAAACGACCGGACCTAAACCCCGACCAGGTAGAAGAAAACTTCAGAGATTACTGGCTCGGCGCCGGCACGACAAAACTGGACTGGAATCGAGTATGGCAGACTTGGGTGAGAAACGAAAAACCACAAAAACTCAATGGCGCGTTACCCAGAGGCCTGCCAGCCTTGGAAGCCTACGTCAAAAAACATCAACTACCTGCTGCCCGTCCTGGTGAATCAGAGTGGGCTTGGCGCAGCAGACTTGAGGCGATCACATGACTGCTATGAAATACACAGACTTCCTCAATGACAAGGCTCAACTCGGTGGCAATCATGGCTTCTCGCCAGTATGGATGCCAGATTTTCTATTTGATTTTCAGCGCGAGTTGGTGGAGTGGTCTTTGCAAAAAGGCAGGTCTGCAATATTTGCAGACTGTGGGTTGGGTAAAACCCCGATGCAATTGGTATGGGGTGAAAACATAGTACGCAAGACTAGAGGAAACGTGTTAAACCTGACGCCCCTGGCTGTAGCTTATCAAGCCAAGCGCGAGGCTGAAAAGTTTGGTATCCGGGCGGCTATATCCAGAGATGGAACAGTCCATAAAGGTATCACAATTACCAATTATCAGAAATTGCATATGTTTAATCCTGCGGATTTTGCAGGCGTGATCTGTGACGAATCCAGCATTCTGAAAAACTTTAACGGGGCCACCCGCGCAGCGATAACCAAGTTCATGCGGAAAATTCCATACAGGCTATTAGCAACCGCAACCGCCGCCCCGAATGACTATTCCGAGTTGGGCACTTCGTCCGAAGCTTTGGGGTACTTGGGTAATGTGGATATGCTCAATCGGTTTTTCAAAAACGATCAGAACAATAGTGCGATAGGCAGGAGATACGGCGAGGTTGTACGCTGGCGACTCAAGGGATACGCCGAGGTTCCTTTCTGGCGCTGGGTCTGTTCGTGGGCAAGGGCTATCCGCAGACCCTCGGACATGGGCTATAAGGATAAAGGCTTTATCCTGCCGCCGCTAATTGAGAATACGCACACGGTTGAATCCAGGACATTGCGCGAGGGGTTTCTGTTTGCGGTTCCGGCAATGGGTTTCCGCGAACAGCGCGAGGAACGCCGCCGCACTATTCAAGAGCGTTGTGAAAAGGTGGCGGAACTGGTCAATGACACCCATGAGCCTGCGCTGGTGTGGTGTCATCTGAACGATGAAGGGGATTTGTTAGAGCAGTTAATCCCCGATGCGATTCAGGTGAGCGGCAAGGATTCAGATGACAACAAAGAGCGTAAATTATTGGACTTTTCAGATCGCAAGTGCCGTGTCCTTATCACCAAACCAAAGATAGGCGCATGGGGTTTGAATTATCAGCATTGTTCACATATTACGTTTTTCCCCTCCCATTCTTTCGAACAGTATTATCAAGGTGTAAGACGCTGTTGGCGCTTCGGACAAAAGAAAGAGGTCATGGTTGACATCATTACAACCGAGGGCGAGATCAGCGTATTGAAAAACCTGCAACGCAAGGCCAAACAAGCCGACAATATGTTTGCCGCACTGGTAACTGAAATGAATAACGCCACAGTGATAAAAGCAGAATCAAAATTCACCAAAACAGAGGAGGTTCCGTCATGGCTTGCAAGGGTCAACTAATCACCGACAGGTACGCGATTTACAACGGCGACTGCATTGATGTGATGCGGTCTTTTCCTGATGAAAGTATCCACCTGTCTATTTATTCGCCGCCGTTTGGTGGGCTGTAT